AAAAGCTCGGCGCATTTTGAGAAAGGAGCGAAAGGAATGTCTACGATGGAAGAACTGCGGAGCTGCCAGAAGTTTTTTATTACGCCTTGCGAAGCCGCACCGTATATCGGCGTCAATCCGCACTGGATCAGGCTGATGGCTCGTGAGCATCCGGAGCGGCTCGGATTTGAAACGCTGTGCGTCAACAACCGAGTCAAGATAAACCGTGCGTCATTTATTCGGTTTTTGGAGGGCACATGATCTCCACCACTGATATTATCCCACCAAAGGAGTGAGAAATCCATGCAGGAAGAATACATCAATATCTGCGCCGCGTGTCGGAAACGTGCACAATTGACGCAGGAGCATTGGGCGGAGGTGCTGCGCGTGTCGGTAGAGACGGTCAAGGCCTGGGAGGGCAACCGACGCATCCCGGACAACTATCATGTCTGCCTGATGGTCAATGCCTGCGGCGATACCTGGTTCGCGTACAAGCACCTTTTGCAGACCTCGGACAGCCTGAATGTGCTGCCGGATATGAAGCGTCAGCCGCTTCCGCTGGCCGTGATTCAGCTGGTCAACCGCATCATCGGCTTTGCCGACCGGAACCGTGATAAGGAGCTGCTGCGCATCGCCGAGGACGGCGTGATCGACACCGCCGAGCGGCCGGCATACGACCAGATCGTGAACGAGCTGAACGACATCATCGCGGCGGCCTACACGCTGCGCTATGCGGAGGATTCAGAATGAAAAGGGCAGAAAAAAAGAGCCGCCCGGCTGCTGCGAACAACCGAGCGACTGCGTATCCCGTGAACGAGACACTTGAAAGCATCTTCAGTATATCATCAGAATGTTTGTTTTGCAAGGGGGTGAATCGATTTTGAGCGAAGATTTTCGCGCCTTCTGGTCGGTCATCCCGGCCACGGTGCTGGATGATATGTCCATCCCGGCCAATGCGAAGATCCTTTACGGCGTATTGTCGTCGCTGATGCGGCGCGAGGGCTACTGCTGGCCGAGCAATGCGCAGCTTGCCGAGGCGATGCACTGCTCCGAGGACGTGGTCAAACGATGGGTGTCGGCGCTGGCCGAGGCCGGACACATCCGCGTCCGCATCGAGCCGAACCGCAAGGTCGGCGGCAAGATCCGCTACATCTCGCCAGTGCTGGCAGAGCCGTCCATCACGCCCTCGCAGGATGGGTACGGGGACGAATGTCCCGGTACGTACGGGGATAAAAATCCCCGGGTAGGGGGACAAACTTCCCCGTCTATATATAAGGATGGATATAAAAAAGAGAATAAAAAGAAAAAGGAAAAAGAAAAGCCGCAATCGGCTGACGCCGTTGCGTCCGCGCTCCTGTACAAATGCGAGCTGAACGGTCAGCCACTGGTGGATGCCATGCAGCGGTTTTTGCAAATGCGCGTTGAGATCAAAAAGCCCGTCAAGTCCATGCAGGCTGCTGCCATGCTTTGGAACAAGCTCGTCAAGCTGTCTGCCGGAGACCCGGACTACATGGTCGCCCTGCTGGATAAGGCGACCGAGCGGCAATGGCTGAGTCTGTTCCCGTTGAAGGATGACGAGCTGCCGCAGAACCGGCAGGCTGTCCCGGCTGATAATGCCGGGCGCGTGGATCTCAGCGGCGTGGAGTTCGTGTGATGGCCGGCAAACAAGACGCGCTGATCAGCGCACAGACTTCCGTCCTCGGCTCGATGATCATCGATTCGCGCTGCGTCCCCGTCGTGATGGAGACGATCAAGGAGGACTATTTCACAATCGGCCAGTATCGGACGATTTTCAACGCGATCCGCGCCCTGGCTGGCGAGGGACGCCCGATCGACGCCGTGACGGTGCTCGACCGGGCCGGAAAAGCCTACGCCGACCTGATTGGCCAGATCATCACGGTCACGCCGACCGCCGCCAACGTCCGCGAGTATTGCCGTATTCTGCGGAGCGAGGCCCGCTTGCAGCTGCTCAAGGACGCAGCCGGCGCAATGCTCGACGCGGAGGACGAAGACGAGATCCGCACGGCGCTGGATCAGGTCAACCGCATCATGGTCGACAAGCCTGGCATCCGAGCCATGAATATGGCGCAGGCCCTGGAAGATTTCTACCGGCGGCACGATCCATCCGTCAAGCCGGACTTCCTGCCGTGGAAGTTTGCCAAGCTCAACAAATACCTCCGGACGGAGCCGGGAGACCTCATCTACATCGGCGGCTATCCCTCGGACGGCAAGACCACGCTTGCACTGCACACGGCCCGAGAGCAGGCAAAAAACAAAAAGGTCGGGTTCTTCAGCTATGAAACAAACTGCGGGAAACTGGCAGACGCGATGGTCTGCGCTGCCGCGCAGATCGGCCTGCCAACCATCCAACTCAACAAACTCGGCGAAAACGAGTGGGACGAACTGGCCTACATTTCCACAGATTTCACGGGCCGTAATCTCGACATCATCGAGGCTGCCGGCATGACGGTCACGGACATCCGCCTCTACACGATGGCGCACCACTACGACGTGATCTACATCGACTATGTCCAGCTCATTCCGGCCAGCGGAAAAAGCCGCTGGGAACAGGAGGATTTCCAACGAGTCAGCGCGAACAGCCGCGCGCTCAAGCTCTTCGGCCTCCAGTGCGGTGTGACGATCGTGGCCCTCAGCCAGATGACGAGGCCGCAGCGCAACAAGGACGGCATGATCCCCCCGCCGACAATGTCCAGCCTCCGCAGCACTGGCCAGATTGAGCAGGACGCGGACGCCGTCCTGCTGATGTTCCGCGAGGATCAAAAGGCGAAGGACGCCGACCGCATCATCACTTTCGGCAAGATCAAGACCGGCGCAGCCGGCGGCTCTTTCAAGCTCCACTTTGACGGTGAGATGCAGACGTTCAGCGACAAGCCGAACGAGCGCAAGACGCGCCGCGAAGAGGTGCAGCAACAGACAAAAATGCAGGAATTCCGGGAACTTCCCAAAAGCGAACCGCTCCCGGATGATTTTCCGTTTGAACGAAAGGAAGAAAGCACATGAAAGCAATCGCAATCCTGAATCTGAAAGGCGGCGTCGGAAAGACCGTCACTGCCGTCAACATGGCCCACATTCTGGCCGCCGATCACAAACAGCGCGTGCTCCTGGTTGACTGCGACAGCCAGTGCAACGCGACGGAGTTCTTCGGTGTGCGGCCCGGCATGGGAACGGTCACGCTGGCCGACATTCTGCGCGGCGACTTCGAACCGTACGTCTCGGAGCTGGTCGCCGGAACGGATTATCCCGGCGTCGACGTGATCCCCGGCTCCGATGAGCTGATGGACATGGATATGTCCCAAATCACGAGTCAGCGCGTCAACGGCCGTGTCCTCGCGGATCTGTGCTGCACAATCGGTGAGGATGACGAGTACGACTACGTCCTGTTCGACTGCCCGCCGGCCTTTAATGCAGCGAGCGCCGCGGCGCTTCTGGCTGCGGATGAGGTCATCATCCCGATCAAGCTCGACGCCTTTTCCATCCGAGGGCTGGCCAATGTCAGCCGCCAGATCGACAATATGCAGCGCATCAATCCAAAGATCCGCGTTGCCGGGGCGCTCATCACCATGTGGCGCAACGTGCCCGTCGTGCTGGAGGCCGAGGGCAGTCTCCGCGACTGCGGCCTGCTGCCGGTATTTCAGACAGTCATTCGCCGCACTGACAAGGTCGACGAGATGACCTTCCAGCGCAAGCCCATCGCCATCTATTCCCCGCGCAGCGCCGCCGGCTATGATTACAGAAGCTTTGTGCAGGAGTATTTGGAGCCACCCGTCACAATGGACGATATGCTGAGAGGAGGCGTTGACCGTGCCGTTTGATGTGAGCCGTATTTTGCAGGACGCCGCACCTGCGCCGAAAGATATGACGCTGTCGGAAACAGGGCCGCGGACGGCAGAGACCATTGGCAGCGAGATCCGCTATCTGTCCCATCAGGCCAAGTGCATGACGGTCTGGTTCGGTGTGGAGATCGGCAAGCGCCTTGCCGAGGCAAAGGCTATGGTTGGGCACGGCGGCTGGCTGGATTTCCTGAAAAACGAAACAGAGTTTTCGAAATCTTCCGCCGCGAGATTTATGCAGATTGCCAAGGAATATGGAAACAATTCAAATTTCCCAACGTTGGGAAATTTGAGCGTATCGAACGCTTTGCAGCTGCTCGCGGTGCCTGCCGAAGAGCGCGAGGAGTTCGCCGAGGCGGTCGATGCGGAGAATCTTTCCGCCCGCGAGCTGGAACAGGCCATTCGGGAGCGCGACGAGGCACGGCGCCAGCTGGAGGCCGAGCGCGCGGCCAGTGAGGGAGCGGCGCTGAAGCTGGCCGACATCACCTCCGCCCTCGATGCGGAGAAGGAAAAGACGGCAGCGCTCAGGGAGCGCACCGACGCGCAGGCCGCGAAGATCACGGAACTGGAAAACCGGCCGGTCGAGGTCGCCGTGCAGGCGGCAGACCCGGCGGAGATCGAAAAGGCTGTTGCGGATGCGCTGGCCGAGGCGGAGAAAAAGCACAAGGCCGACGTCGCTGCGCTGGAAAAGCGCCGCAGAGAGGCCGAGAAGAAGCAGGCGGAACTTCAGGCCGAGGCTGCAAAGGCTATGGACGATCTGAAAAACAGCACGGGCCGCGCCGATGAGCTGAAGCACCGCGTCGAGACGCTTCAGTCCGAGCTTGAGGCCACAAAGGCAAACGCCGAGAAGCTTCAGAAGGCAGGGGCGATCCAGTCGGACGCGGACATTGCCGTCTTTCAGAGTTTCTTTCAGGCGGTGCAGGAAAACTTCAATCGCGCCTGCGGCCTGATGCAGAAGGTCAAGACTCGCGACGCGGAGAAGGCCGCGAAACTGGCCCGGTTCAGCCGGGACGCGCTGGCCAAGATGGCGGCGCTGGTCGAAAAGGAGGCATGATGGCAAAAAAGAAGCGGCGGACACTCCCTCCGCCATCTCCTGGGACGGAATGTTATAACCTTCTGTGCCCGTATCGCCACAACAGCACACAGGCGGTTTACAGCTGCGCGATGGTTCGCCTCTGCGCGGCCCGAAAACTGGAAAGGAATCCACGCCATGAATGAGCCTTTGACTCTGCAAGAGATTGTGGAGATGAACGGTCAGCAGGTTTGGGCTGGCGAGCCGTTTAACGATTGAGTCAAGCTCATAAAGTGTGCGCCGTATCTGGCCTACGAGGAAGCAAAACAGGCGGAATATCGGGCGAATGGGGCTGAAAGAGACCGGAACGCTTACACTGCGGACGCGAAGAAACGGTGTAAGAGCGTGGAGAGACTGCGGAAAGCGGGGTTGCTGAAATGAATCGGATTGCGCGGGTATTCCCAAGAAAGACGGCTGCATCGCCTACGGATACGCTAGCGTTCTTCGGTGCACCGACAATCGAGAATATCGCAGATTGTATCAAGGCTGAAGTTGAAGCGGTGCACATCTCTACAACCTTCACATGGGACATTCCACGTGCAGAAGATCTCTACTATGCGTGGCAAATCATCGGCGTGCCAGTTGAAGTTGGAGGCCCGGCATTTGATGACCGCATGGGTGATTTCACGCCGGGAATGTATCTCCGAGACGGCTATATCTTCACGTCGCGCGGCTGTACGAAGGAATGTTGGTTCTGCTCGGTTCCGCGCTGCGCACATGGCGTGATTCGGGAGCTGCCGATCGTGGATGGCTGGAATATCCTTGACGACAACATTCTCGGAACGTCAGAGCAGCACTTTCGGGCGGTATGCGAAATGCTCAAGCAGCAGGAACATCCTGCGATCTTTACAGGAGGTTTGGAACCGTCATTGCTTCAGCAATGGCAGGCGGATTTGCTGCGGGAGGTAAAACCAAAGCGGCTTTACACAGCATACGACACAAAGGATGATCTGGAACCTCTGGTTGAGATGGGGCGAAAGCTACGCCTTGCGGGGTTCCGGCCAAAGAGCCACACCATGTGCTGCTATGTCCTTGTTGGATATGATGGGGACAGTTTTGAGGACGCGGAGCTGCGGCTGACACAGACCATGCAGGCCGGGTTTGTACCATACGCAATGCTTTTCCGGGATGAAGAAGGAAAAACGGATGCCGCGTGGCGGAGGTTTCAACGTGAATGGTGCAGGCCGATTATCACAGGGAAGAAATTCAACGAATTTTGGCAGGAGGATTTGCTGAAAATTTGAAACCGGAAGAACTGATCAGGGAGGCCATGAGGACAAATCCTGAAGAAGGGATCAAGGAAATGCGGAAAAGCAGCGAGAGAAGCGAACGGAGCCGCGACGCCTACACTGCGGACGCGAAGAAGCGGTGTAAGAGCGTGGAGCGGCTGAGAAAGGCAGGATTGCTGAAATGAAAGTACTTGAATTATTTGCTGGGACGCGCAGCATCGGAAAAGCATTTGGGGCGCGTGGGCACGAAATTTATTCGGTAGAGTGGGATAAGGATTTCGAGAATATCGACCTATATGCTGATGTCCTGACTGTGACTGCAAAGGACATCTTGGAGAAATTCGGCCATCCAGATGTGATATGGGCCAGCCCGGACTGCACAACATTCTCAATAGCCGCTATATCTCACCATCGGCGGAAAAATGCTGAGACCGGGAATCTGGACGCGGTGAGCGAGTACGCGAAATTCTGCGACAAGGTAGACCAGCACGTTTTAGAGCTTATCCGTGAGCTGCATCCGAGGTACTGGTTCATCGAGAACCCGCGCGGCGGCATGAGGAAGATGACGTGGATGCGAGATCTGCCGCGCTACACCGTTACATACTGCCAGTATGGCGACACTCGGATGAAGCCGACCGACATCTGGACGAACCATCCAGATCCCAAATTCAAGCCGATGTGCCACAATGGAGACCTGTGCCACGTTGCGGCCCCAAGAGGCGCGAAGACCGGCACGCAGGGGCTGAAGGGCAGCAAAGAGCGGTCCGTGATCCCTCCAGCGCTTTGTGAGCACATCGTGGATATTTGCGAGGAACAAAATGGATTTAGAGCAGAGCGCGTTTGAGGCGCTGCGATTTGCATCGGCACAGAGCTTGAAGCTCTACAAGCAGCCGCTTGTTATTACCTACTCGGGCGGCAAGGACTCGGACGTGCTTTTGCATCTGGCTGGGAAATCTGGTATCCCGTATGAGGTGCTGCACTCACTGACTACGGCGGACGCACCGGAAACCGTATGGCACGTACGGGAGACCTTCCGCCGATTGGAGCTGGCGAACGTAAAGTGCGTTATCGACGCGCACGTCCAGCCGGACGGGAAGTGCGCTACCATGTGGAATTTAATACCGAAGAAAATGGTGCCGCCCACAAGGATCAAGAGGTACTGCTGCGCAGTCTTGAAGGAGACCGGAGGCCGAGGCCGTTTTATCGCGACCGGCGTAAGGTGGGACGAATCGTCGAGGCGGAAAAACAGCCGCGGTGCGATTGAGGTATCCACCAGAGACAAAAACAAGCGACTGATCCTGATGGACGACAACGACGAGAGCCGGATGCAATTTGAATCGTGCCAGCTCAAGGGCCAGCGGACGGTGAATCCGATTGTCGGATGGACTACGGCAGATGTGTGGGACTACGTCACGGCGGAGCATATCCCCATGAATCCGCTTTATCGCTGCGGCTTTTGCCGAGTGGGGTGCATCGGCTGCCCGATGGCTGGCAAATCAAGGACCATGGAGTTCGCGATGTACCCGAAGATCAAGCTGGCGTATATCCGGGCATTCGATCGGATGCTGGATGAGCGCCGACGCCGCGGGAAGATGGTCGGCGGGATGCGATGGGGCGATAATGGATTGGATATATTTAACTGGTGGATGGAAAACGATGTGCTTCCGGGGCAGGAAGTATTAGAAGAATTTCGGGAGGATTTGCTATGATGAATTTGAAACCGGAAGAACTGAAGGAGGAATGACGATGGAACGGCTGACCTTTGAGGGAAGCTTCTGCGAGATTGCGCAGTGCAAGGAAGTGAAGTGCCCATACGATACCGATTGCAGCCAGAAACAGGTATGGGAACGGCTGAAAGCCTATGAGGACAGCAAGCTATCCCCGGAGGATGCGGCAAATCTGCACGCAATTTTGAGACTGGGCGACGGCATGACGCTGATGCGCCTGCGGGAGCTGGCTGTGGCCGATCAGGAGGGGCGCGTGGTAGTGCTGCCGTGCAAGGTGGGGGATACAGTTTATTTCGTCAACGCCAAGCAGATTCTCGAATTTGCAGTGGTAGGGTACGCGGTGGATGAAACAGGTATCTCATGGGTTTACAGTGAGCACGTCGATAAAACAGGGCATACGAATGAGCGCACATTTAGCCCAGATAGAATCAGCAAGACCACATTTTTGACCCGCGAGGAGGCGGAAAAGGCGCTGGCGGAAATGGAGGGAAAATGATGGTAAAAAGAATCTGCGACCGATGCGGAGCCGAAATAAACCCTACAAGTTCGGCAACGTATGTAAACGTAAGGGGCGCATATCGCGAAAACACGGAAGACGTCGAGCTTTGCTGTTCATGCGGGATGCGCATTCGTGAATGGCTAAAACCGACGGAGGAGGGCAAGAAGGATGGCGTATAACGTTTACTTTTCTTGCGACTCGTGCGGAGCCACATATAACTGGATAAACCACGCAGTTTCGTATTCTGCCGCCGTTTCGATTGCGAGAAGCTACGGATGGATCGTTGGGAAACGCGGGTGGTTCTGCTCAGAGTGCCGAAAGAAACGGAGGTTATGAAGGATGGATAAGTTAAAGCCGTGCCCGTTCTGCGGCGGAGAAGCGGCGTTTTTGGGAGAAACGCAGTCGATAAAGTGTAAGCGGTGCGGATGCGCATTTATCGTCACAAATACGCTCATAAGCAGGCTGGAAGTCAGCGAAGCGTGGAACAGGAGGGTAAATGTCCAGTAAAGAGTATATGCGCCGGTATATCCGAGAGTACAAACGCGAATCCTATGCGTTTTTCCGAGAGATCGGCCTTTGTACTCGCTGCGGGCAGTCTCCGGCGCGTGAAGGGAAAACCAGATGCCAGGCGTGCGCCGACAAGGAAAACGCCTGGCAGCGGCAGGAAAGGAGAAAGAGCCGTGGACAAGTCTTCGTATGAAAAAATGACCCACCAAAAGCTGATTGAGACGGTTTGCTTTTTGAAAGAGCAGAATCAAAAACTCGGGGCGACGCTCCTGTGGGCCATGCGAGACATGGCGAAGCTGGACGCCTGCGAGATTTGCACATACAACCGCAATGGCAGCTGTACAGCACCGAAGGAGCTTACAATGGGCGGTTCGTGCTTCTGCTGGCGCGGGAAAGGAGAAAAGTGATGGCTGACGAATATATCCGGCGCGCAGAGGCGTTGGAAATTACAACGCGGACGTGCGGGGATTACGCTGCGGCGTTTGCAGAAATCAGAAAGCTGCCCGCCGCCGACGTTGCGCCGGTGGTGCGATGCAAGGACTGCGAGTGTGCGCGTGATCTCGGTTTTCAATTCGGCAGTCTGGTGCATGAGTCGTGGTTTTGCATATACAATGGGCCTCACACCACAGGCGCAAATGATTTTTGCAGCCACGGGCAAAAACGAGAGGAAGGAGAAATTGAAGATGATCCTTGATATTTTGAATCTGCTGGCGCTGATCGAGTGGATCGCGCTGGGCGTTGTTGTCTGGCTCAAGGCGCGGAGCCTGTATCGACGCTCAAAGGCTGTGCTGGACGCGCTGCAATCGGAAGAAATGGAGGGCTATGAAGATGACGCGGAAGCGATGCCGTAAGTTGTTGATGGCCTGCGGAGCCACCCGGAACGAAGTCAATCGAGTCATGCGCGCATCGTTCGGCCTCACCAACCGGGGCAAGCTCATTTTTGCCCTGCCGCAGCTGCTGTGTTCGCAGGCGCTCCGCAGCGGCGTAATCGTGCCAATAGCTTCCTGCAAACTTATGACCTTGCAAGTTTTGGGTATCAATCCGGACGAATTATAAATGATTTGGACTTTTGCCCGCGCGGGATGCCATTGCCGTGGCGGGGAGGATCAGCCGGATGATATAGCCAGCCCGGATCTCCGGGCTGGCACACAAAGAAAGGGATGATAACATCAGTCGAGTGATAGAGCTGCGAGCCGGGACGCGGTTCCGAGCCATTGAGCTGGCCGCGGCTCCGCAGCAAAAGCGGACGCGGGCGTCGCGGCAATTTGAGACGAGCCTTGTACGGGAGGCCGTGAACATTAAGACCGCCTGCATGCGGTTGGAATTTCTGCTTTATGCAAACTTTGCAGTGGATGATTGGTTCGTGACGTTGACCTATGACGAGGATTTTCTTCCACCGAACTATGAGACGGCCCGGAAGAATCAGCCGGCCTACTTCCGCAGGCTGCGGCAGGCGCGCCGGGCGGAGGATCTCCCGTTTGATTATGTGTACGTCATGGAGGGCCTGCATGGCGACCATCGCATTCATCACCATTTTGTGACCAAGCGCGCGCCGGGCAACGACATCGCCCTATTCCGTGAGCTGTGGGGCAAGGGCTTTGTTGATGTGCAGACCATTGAGGAGTTCGGCGGCTATCGCGCCGTCGCGCAGTACCTTACCAAGGAGCCGCGCAAAACCGGCAAACTCCGGGTCGGCGCTCGGATGTGGACGCCAAGTATCGGGCTGGTACAGCCGGAGCGGCACGACATCGAGCTTGCGCCGGGCGAGCACTACTCGCCGCCGCCGGGCGCTTCGGCCTTTGAGGGTGGAAAGTTCCCGGAACGCATTGAAAACTGTTACGGAACATTCGTGACCTATGATTTCGAAATCCCGGCTTTGCAAACTTAATATCTATATTTTGACTTGAAACAATATATAAATACTGGGAAGGAGCGACAAAAGGACTTGCAATCTGAGAAACGGCGTGATATACTGTTAGTGTCAGCAGACGGGAAATTGATTTGCCCGTTGTGCGGACGGCCGACGCAGCAGCGTGTGCGGCCAACGACCGTGCTGACAGACTTCCCGCTGTACTGCAAGCTGTGCAAGCGAGAGTCGATCGTGAATATGAGCCAGAGCCAAAACCATCGAGTTAGTGCCAGCGCCAAATGATTTGACCGTGAAAACGGAGAATCGTTTGGCGCTTTTGTTTTGCACCCGAGGTGATAGCCGGATGGCATGAGCGCCATGATCTCCGTCGTGAGGTCATGGCGCTTTTTGTTTGTCCATGGATTACAAAAGCAAACGCTGGCTGCACCTGCGCGACGCGGTGCTCCGGCGTGATAAGTACCGATGCCGAGAGGCCGCAAGGTTCGGCAGGAACGAGCTGGCGACCGTTGCCCATCACGTCTACCCGGTGGAAGATTTCCCCGGCTGGCAATGGTGCGGCTGGAATCTGATCGCTGTGAGTCAGGCAGCGCACAACAGCTTCCACGACCGCGTGACCGGCAAGCTGACCGATCGCGGCCTCGCGTGGCAGCGGCGAGTGATCCCCCCTCCCGATGCGCCGCCGCCGTTCTGACCAAAGCACCGGAGTGGGCCCCTTTTCCGACGGCGGGAAAACGGGCGGAGGGGGTAAAGCAAGAGGTCCGAGGCGTGCGGGTGCGCGCGAGAATTGAATCATGCGGTGCGGGCGCAAACGACGCGCCTGCGCGAAACGCCGGAGGCTGTGCCAGGCAGCAGCGACATTGGGAACGCCGCCATTGCCTTCTCAGATCCTTCTAACTGGGCCCGGAGCCGCCGGGCCTGGCAGAGTCTCCGGCATGCGGGAGGTGAGCACTTGGCCAGAGAGGACATGATCCGGAAGGACATGGAGCTGGTCGGAACCTACAACGAGATATTCGAGCCGACGATCAAACAGCTGGCCAAGACGGAACGCGAACTCTCCCGCGCAGAGAAAGAGTGGAAAAAGCAGGGTGGGCAGCGGATCTGCACCATGGTCAACAAGACCGGCGCGGAGTACACGGCCAAAAGCCCATACTGGACGGCGGTCGAAGACCTGCGCGCGACGGTGCAGTCCCTCCGCAATCAGCTCGGCCTGACGCCGACCGGCCTGAATAAGGCAAGGTCGAAGCTTCAGCCCTCTGCCCTCGGCAACAGCAAGATCGAGCAAATGCTTGCCGCAGCGCACGACCACGCTGTTGAGCACGGCCCGCAGTATCAGCGCGAGGTGGACTCCTTCGTGGAATCCGTCCTGTCCGGAGAGTCCGGGTTGTGCGAGGACGCTGTGCTCGCCTGCAAGCGATACGTTGCAGACCTCGACCGTGGAAAATGGGAGTTCCGCACGGAACCGGCCAACGACATCATCGCCATCATCGAGACAATGCTCTGCCACCAGCAGGGAGAATTTTTGGACGCAACGCCGCTGCGCGGCACGCCGTTCCTACTTCTCCCTTATCACAAGTTCATCGTCTACAACCTTCTCGGCTTTTATGCCCCAGGGACGAACATCCGGCGCTTCAAGGAGGCCGTCGACTTCATCCCCCGAAAAAACATCAAGACGACCTTTGCTGCAGCGCTCGCGTTTGCGCTGGCGCTGCATGAACGAGCCAGCGGTTCCAAGGTTTATGCCGTAGGCGGTGCGCTTAGGCAGACGAAAGAGGTTTTCAATTTTCTTAAATACAACCTGGCTCGTTTGCAAATTACGACGGACGACGATCCTGTGCAGGGGCTTCGCGTCATCGACAACAATGCCGAGCGGTCGATCTCCGGCGATATCGGCAGCGGCATGGTCTCCATCGATGCGCTGGCCGCGAATCCTGACAAGCAGGACTCCTTTAACTGCAACATCGTCATCGCGGACGAAGCGCACACCTACAAAAGCCCGCAACAGTATCAGATCCTGAAGGACGCGACGAAGGCGTACACAAACAAGCTCGTCATCGTGATCTCGTCTAACGGTCCGAACGCCAGAGGCTTCCTGCTCGCCCATCTCGAATACTGCCGGAAAATTCTGCGCGGGACGGTCACGGGTGACGCGGCCGACAGCATCTTTTGTTTTCTCTGCTCCGCGCCGACACTGGAAAACGGTGACGTTGACCTGCATGATCCGGCTGTGCTGAAAGCAGCCTCGCCGGGCTGGGGCTACTCCATCCGCCCGCAGGACATGATCAACGATGCGGCCATGGCCGCTGAAAACCCGGCGCTCCGGCCGGAGTTTCTCAACAAGTCGCTGAACGTCACAACGAACGCGATCAAGGCATGGTTTGATATCCAAGAGTTCCGCAAGAGCGACGAGAAGTACGACTGGAACTATCGGCAACTCGCGAAGCTGCCTATCCGTTGGTATGGCGGCACAGACCTTTCGAAGCTGCATGACCTGACGGCCGGTTGCCTCTTCGGCCACTACAAAGGCGTAGACATCATCATTCCGCACGCATGGTTCCCGCGGCCGGCCGCCATCGTCAAGGCGCAGCAGGATCAAATCCCGCTGTTCGGTTGGCAGGAGGACGGCTGGCTGGATATGACCAACGACAAGGTCACGAATCACCACGATGTGGTGCAATGGTACAAAAAACTGCGCGCCGATGGGTTTAAGATCCGCCGCATCGGCCACGACCGAAAATTCTGCCGCGAGTATTTCGTGGAGATGCAGAAGGAGCGCTTCCCGATCAAGGATCAGCCGCAGCTGTTCACGCGGAAGTCCGAGGGCTTCCGCTATCTGGAGGCCAGTGCCAAGAAGGGCACGCTCTACTACATGCACGCCGAACCCTATGAGTACTGCGTGCAGAATGTCGCCGGCATTGAGAAGGCTGACGACATGGTCATGTATCAAAAAATCGAGCCAAACCTCCGCATCGACCTTTTTGATGCCTCGGTGTTCGCGGTTTGCGCTTATCTCGAAGATCTGACCGCCAGCAATAAGGCGGCAGGCTGGTATGACAAGAAAGACAAGGACGGTGATGCAGATTGAGAGTGAAGCCGCAGCGCAGAGGGACGGACCCGGCGCTGCAAAAATGGATGATCGGCGCGATCGACGCTGATACGCTGGCTGTGCCCGGCTATACGCGCCTGATCGACAGCCCGGATGTACTCGCCGCCATCGGCGGCCTCGCTGATATCATCTCGAACGCTACGATCCAGCTCATGCGGAACACCGATGACGGCGACGTCCGCGTTCGCAATCAGCTGGCGCGCTTCATGGACATTTCCCCGTGGCGGCACGGGACGCGCAAGGATCTGATCTCCTGGATCGTCTGGACGATGCTGACGACCTCAACCGGAAGTGCCTTCCTCCTGCCGCACACGGAGCGTGGCCTCCTGAGCGAGCTGGAGCCGATGCCAGGCGCGTATGCGCTGAGCGACGATAACGGCCTGACCTACTATGTCATGTGGCAGGGACGGCGATATGCGGCCGACAGCGTACTCCATTTCAAACGCTGGCCCGACCCGGCACAGCCATGGCAGGGAATCGGCCTGCGGATCAGTCTCCGGGATGTGACCGCGAATCTCCGGCAGGCGGCCGCCACGAAAAAGGGCTTTATGTCCGACAAGTGGAAGCCGAGCGTGATCGTCAAGGTGGATGCGCTGGCCGATGAATTTGCCGATGAGGCGGGACGCAAGCGGCTGGTCGATCAGTATATGTCCGGTAGCTCCGCGGGCGAGCCGTGGGTGATCCCGGCAGAGCTGATGGAGGTGCAGCAGGTCAAGCCCCTGAGCTTGACGGATCTCGCCATCAAGGACAGCGTGGAACTGGACAAACGCGAGGTTTCTTCGCTGGTCGGTGTGACGCCGTACATGGTCGGCGTCGGCAGTTATTCCGATGCGGAGCACAACCACATGATCCGCACCACAGCAGTCACGATCTCCAACATCATCTGCCAGGAGCTGACGCGAAAACTGCTGATCTCCGAGGAGATGTATTTCCAGATGTCCACACGCCGGCTTTACAGCTACACGCTGCAGGAGCTGGCCAGCGTGGCCGACGATCAGTACATCCGCGGCCTGATGGACGGCAATGAGGCCCGCGATTGGCTCGGCCTCAGCCCGCGCAAGGGCCTGAACGAGCTGGTCATTCTCGAAAACTATATCCCCCGCGGTATGATCGGCAATCAGAAAAAACTAGAAGGAGGCGACGGCAATGCCGAATGAACGCCAGCAGCGGCAGGTGCGCTGCGTAGCCCAGCAGTTCCAGACGCGCTCGGCCAACGATGATTTGTTCATCGAAGGTTATTTCTCCGTCTTCAATAGCGAATACCCGCTTTGGGAAGGCGCGAGCGAGATCGTAAAGCCGGGCGCTTTTACCAATTCCGTCTCCGGAGATGTCCGGGCGCTCATCAACCATGATTCCAGTCTTGTGCTCGGCCGGACGAAGGCCGGCACGCTGATGCTGCGGCAGGATGAGCGGGGCCTCTGGGGCAGCATCAGAATCAATCGGGACGACGTTGACGCCATGAACCTCTACGCCCGCGTCCAGCGGGGTGACGTTGACCAGTGCTCGTTTGGATTTGACATCAAACGCGAAACCTTTGTGGATCTCGGCGACGGAAAATGCCGCTGGGAAATCGAAGAGGTCGATCCTCTCTACGAGGTGTCTGTCTGTACGTTTCCGGCCTACACGGAAACGTCCGTCAGCGCCCGCAAGCAGGATCTGGCCGAAATTGAAAAACGCCGCGCCGAGGCCTGGCGCAGCGACATGAAAAAGAAACTGGGAGGTACACAGTAAATGGCATTAAAAGTTTTGCTGCTGCGGAGCCGTCTTGCACCGCTGCAGACTGAGCTTCAGACGCTCGAAACCACGCGCGACGGCTTCGCGGCCCGCGAAGCGGAGCTGGAGCATGACATCTCTGAGGCGCAGACCGATGAGGAGCGCAGCGTCGTTGAGGCCGCTGTGAATGTTTTTGAGCAGGAACGCAGCGCGAACGCCGCAGACATTACCCGTGTGCAGGAACGGATCAATGAGATCAACGAAGAGATCCGCAGCCTGGAAGCGGCGCAGACCCCGCCCGCAGCTGATCCCCCGGCGGCAGAGCCGACCGGAACCACCAACACCGAAAGGAGTAATCATTCCATGCCTATCAACAACCCGGAGCGCCGCTGGTTCGGCCTTACCTATCAGCAGCGCGACGCCCTGCTTGCGCAGGACAGCACGAAAGAATTTCTTCAGCGCTTCCGCCAGCTCCGCGCCCAGCAGAACAGCGCGACCGGCGCTGAACTTGGCATCCCGACCGAGTTCATGCAGATCCTCCGCGATCTGACCTATCAGAATTCCAAGCTGTGGCCGTATATCCACAGTGAGTCCATCCGCGGGAATGCCCGCCAGAACATCGTCGGCACTGGTGCCGAGGCCGTCTGGTCGGAAATGCTCGCCAACATCAACGAGATCACGCTCGATTTCACGCAGCTCGAAATGGACGGCTATATGCTCGCCGGTTATATGGCGATCTCCAACGCCGTCTTGCAGGATGACTCCGACCTCCAGCTGCTGACGAGCATCCTCAACGCCATGGGCGAGGCGAATGCCCGCGCGATGGACAAGGCCATTGTCTACGGCACCGGCAAGAAAATGCCGGTCGGCTTTATCACCCGCCTTGCCGCGTCGGCCAGGCCCGATTGGTGGAACAATGATCAGGGCGATTTCTCCGATCTGCATTCCAGCCATATCCTCAAGCTGGATATCGACTCCACGTCTGGCGCGGCCTTCTTCGGCACACTGATTGAATCGCTCGGCATCGCCGACCCGAAGTATTCGGACGGCCGCGTGTTCTGGGTGATGAACCGGAAGACGCATATTAAGCTGATGGCGAAGGCACTGGCCTTTGATGCTTCCGCCGCTCTGGCCGCCGGCATCAACAACACGTTCCCCATCATCGGCGGCGATATCGTTGAGCTGGAATTCATGGCCGACAACGACATTGCAGGCGGCTTTGGCAGCCTGATGCGCATGGTCGAGCGTGAGGGTATGTCCATCGCGTCCTCGGACATTCCGCTGTTCCTGCGGAACATGACCGTCTTCCGCAGCATCGGCCGCTACGACGGCAAGCCCGCCCGCGGCGAGGCGTTCGTGCTTGTGAACTTCCACAACACGCAGCCGACGACCTCGATCTCCTTCGCGCCGGATCTCGCAAACGAAAAGCTCGGCACGCTGATCGTCACGACTGCGGCCGGCACCAGCACTTCCGGCGACACCACCGTCACCGTTGCGGGCAACGGCTCCGGCAAGCTGATGTATCAGGTCGGCGGCCAGGCCGTGCCGGTCTCCAGCGGTGAGAAGCTTGGGAAGGACTGGACGGCGCTGCCCACGAACAAGACCGTCAAGGGCACCACGACCGGCGCGACCATCACGGTCGTTGAGGTCAACGCGGACGGCAAGGCCGTGGCCGTTGGCTCCGGCAGCGTGACCGCCAAGGCGTAAGAGAGGGGGCTGTGGAATGTCAGCAGACCTGCGTCTGACTTACATGAAGGTTGATCTTGGCATTTTGTCGTGCGCTGATCAACAGGAGCTTTATATGCGCGGTCTGCTGACCACAGCCGAATCCTTTGTCCGCCGGCGCGGCATCACGCTGGCGGACGACAGCGACGAGGATGACATGCTGGTCGGCTCCGTGGCCGCGTGGATGTATCGTGCCCGCGGCAACACCGAGCGGGCGGCACTCCCCCGGAATCTTGACATCATGATCAAGGATCGGCTGTGCCACGAGAAAATGAGGGACGGCGGATGATCTACGACAAGATTTTGACGATCTATACGCTGCTCCCTGGTCGGTCTCCTGCCGTGCGCAAGCTCAAGGCCGTCAGCCAGCACTTTTACTGCGAGCGCACGGTGTACGCCTCCCGGTTTTACGCCGGGAAGCAGGCCGGGCAGAAGCTCGTGCGCATGGTGTCCATGCCGCGCAGCGTCTTCGACGCACCGATCGAGGCTGACCAATACTGCACACTGGAGGACGGCCACGTCTATCGCATCGACCAGGCGCAGCGCGAACAGGATGCCGACGGCCTCGACATCAACACGTTAAGCCTTGCGGAACCAGAGGGGAAATATGAGCTATTCCAAAATTGAGAACGCGCTCAAGACCGTCCTGCCGGACGCGGTCTACAAGGTACAGGCCCCGGAGACGACAAACGACGGCGAGCAGCTGCTCCGCTATCTGGTCTGGACGCCGACCGGCGAGCGTTACGCCTATGCCAGCGGCCGTCCCTTTGCCACAATCTATCTCGCCATTGTGACCGTGGCCACGCAAACCGAAGATGATACGCTCCCCGCCGAAGTCTCAAAGGCTTTGGCGGATGCACATATCGCGATGCAGATGCCGGAGCACTCCTATGACGTCGAGACAGCCACCTACTACACGGACATTCCCTGTGAGGTGATCTGATGGCGCAGATGGAGACCGACGGCATTGAAGAGGCCATCCGGCAGCTGAATAAGGCCGATCTGTTTACCGACGAGAACGTGAAGCGGATGCTGACAGCCGGCTCCGAGGTCATGCTGACCTCTGTAAAATCTGCCTTTGTGGAGTCCGGACATAACAGCCCCGGCCGACAGCGGCGCACCGGTGAGACGCTGCGGCATATCACAAAAGCCCGCGTCGTCCGGAAGGACAAAAACGGCGTCCCGTATATGTTCGTCACGATCCACGGGAAGGACAAACGTGGGCAGCGGTACGGCACAAAGGGTTTTGTGCTGAACTACGGCCGGCGAACCGGCGGCAAGATCCCGGCAGACTATTACTGGTCGACCGCGGTACACAACACCTGGCAGCAGGCCAACGACAAAATGTCCGACGTCGCTGCCGACATTCTGAAAGGAGAATGACATGCCTGAATTTGATCTTCGCGGCATGAAGGTCGCGAAATACAATTACGACAAAACGCAGAAGAAAATCACCTATGACACGCCGATGTCCATGGGCGACGCAATGACGGCCAACCTCGAACTCAAGTTCGCGGAGGGGCGTCTCTATGCCGAGTCCGCGCTGGCCGAGTACATGAAGAAGGTCACGGGCCTGACGGTCAGTCAGGGCGTGAAGTACATCCCGGACGAGACGCAGAAGTTGCTTTTCAAAGCGTATGAGCTGAGCCGTTCGGTCGGCTCCGGCTCCCCCTCGACAGTAAAGAGTATGGCCTACGGCAAGACCTCGACCGGCCAGTACGTGGGCAGCGGATTCTATGCGCCGGATATGATCGACGGCGTGGAGAAATTCACGGCGATTTTCGTCCACAAGACGCTGTTCGGCCCGCCCAGCAAGACGCTCCAGACTATGGGCGAGCAGATCAACTTCCAGACGCCGACGACCTCCGGGGAAGCGCTGGTCGATGACGCAGGCCACTTGATGGAGTGGAAATCGTTTGACACCGAGGCCGAGGCCATTGCATGGCTCGACGCCTGCTTCACGACGGAACCGACCGTCGTCACGGAGGGAGGATAAACCATGGATCTCCGTTTGAAAACGCTGCCGTTTGAGTATGGCGGCCACACGCTCCAGCTCTGCTGCAATTTCAACGTGCTGGCAGATCTTCAGGCGGCCGGCGAACTGGAGGAACTGCTCGATGAAGAGCGCTCCTTCCGGAATTTCACGCGGCTGCTCGCGGCGCTGGTCAACGAGGCCGCAAACGCTGCCGGGCTGGATCTCTCCGTCACGGATCGCGAGATCGGCCGCGCGGTGAGCTGGAAGGAGTTCCGCCGCATCCAGGGCGATGTGTTCGGCCTGCTGTTCTCAGCGGTCCTGGATCCGGACGATGACGAGGCGGAACAGCCCGAAGAAGAAACGACCGAAGAAGAAACGACCGAAGAAGAAACGACCGAAGAAGAAACAAAAAACGTGGAGACCAAGGAAGCGGCAGCGACGGCCTGAACTTCGCTTGGTATCTGAATATCTGGATCAATGTCCTGCATAACGACGAGGCCGTTTTCTGGCGGACAATGACGCCGGCGCGGTGCGTAGCGCTTTACCGTGAGTTTTTCAAGCTCATGGGCGCACCGAGCCGGCGTTTCGTTTCTGAGGCTCCTGCGGAGCCGGAGAAGCCCGCCCGCTTGTCGTTGTCGGCATATCTGATGGGAGGTGGCGGTTGATGGCTGCCCCGAGTATCAACACAAAAGTCAAAATGGATGGCGAGCGCGAATACAAGGCTGCGCTGGCCGAGATCAAGAGCGGACTGAACGTTCTGAAATCCGAGCTGAATCTCGCGTCCGAGCAGTTTCGGGATAACGCGGACAGCGTCGAAGCGCTGACCAAGAAAAACTACATCCTCGACCGCACGATCCTGACGCAGAAGGAAAAAATCGAGCAGATCGAAAAGGCGCTCCAGTCCTCGGCCTCCGCCTACGGCGAAGCCGATGAGCGCACCAATCGCTGGAAAACGCAGCTTAACAACGCACAGGCCGAATTGGTCAAGATGGAGCGTGCATTGAAGGATAACGAGGACGCGCTCCAAAAAGCACAGAGAGAGGCAGACGGCACGACGAACGCTTTTGGCAAGCTGAAAAAAGCTCTGTCCGACACCAAGGAGCAGGGCGGCGGCATCAAGGGCCTGTTTGCCAATCTCAAGGAGGAGTTCTCCGGCAACAACGAGGTCATGCGCGGCCTCGGTGACGCGCTGACGGACGTGTCCGGCAAATTTGGCATCCAGCTTCCAGAGGGCGCACAGAAGGCCGTGCAGTCTCTCAACGGCATCCATGCAGGTGCGGCTCTGGCTGTGACCGGTCTCGGCCTTGTGGCCGCTGCCGTGGTCAAGGCCGAAAAGGCCCTCGTTGACATCACGAAAGAGGCAGGCGCTGCGGCGTCTGAAATTCTGAAGCTGTCCTCCGTCACTGGGCAGTCAACCGAGTCCATTCAGGAGTTTGACTATGCAGCCGAAATGATCGGTGTTTCGTCCGACCGCATCCGCGACTCTCTCAAAGAGACCACCAACAAGATGCAGGAGGCGCGGGACGGCAATGAAGCTACCGCCGCCGCTTATGCCAAGCTCGGCGTGGCCATCACGGACGCGGACGTCAATCTCCGCAGCGCCGAGGATGTGTTTTACGACACCATCGACGCGCTCGGCCAGATGGAAAACCGCACGGAGCGCGACGCCGTTGCAATGGACCTCATGTCGGAATCCGCGCAGGAGCTGAATCCGCTGATCGACGCGGGCAGCAACGCGCTGAAACAGTACGCGGACGAAGCGCACGACATGGGCTATGTGCTCGACAATGACGCGCTGACCTCGCTGAAAGCCGTAGACACCGGCTTCCAAACCTTGCAGAAGACACAGGAGGCCGTCAAAAATCAGATGGCCGCCGAGTTTGCGCCGTACCTGACAAAAGCGCTGGAGGACATCCGAGAGCTGATCCAGAAGGTCGGCAAGACGCTGGTCGAGTCCGGCGCAGTCGATGCCTTCGGCAGTATCCTCGAATCTTCCGTTGCGCTGCTGGAACCGCTCGGTTCGCTGATCTCCGCTGTTCTTCCGGCTTTGACCGCAGCATTGAAACCGATCGCAGAAACGGTTGCCCTGATTGCAGACACAGCCAACGTTATTGTCGGCCTGTTTACGTTCAACGGCGATAAGATCAGAACTGCACTCGGCCTGAACGCCAGCTCCGGCCAGCTCAGCAACATGCAGCGTGCCAGCGGTGCCTATAACGGCTACCGCTATTCACAGTCTGCGGGCTGGATCACCGAGGGCACCTACACGGACGCGGAGCTGCGGTCAATGTATAACAGCGAGGTTTCCGCTGGGACGGCGCAAGGGACCTTTGAGGCGTGGAAAAATGCCGGATCGTGGCGGCGCAACGCCAGCGGAACAGACTGGTTCCCCGGCGGGCGGACGCTGCTGAGCGAGCACGGAGCGGAGACCGCGATCCTGCCGCAGGGCACGCGCATCCTGACCGCGCAGGAGACCCGCCAGAGCGGCGGAGACACCTATAACATCACGATCGACGCCCACACGGTGCGGGAGTTTGAGGACATCCTCCGCATTGTTCAGGAGCGCCGTAGAGTGGTTCGGATGGGAGGGACTTAAATGGCAACGGCAAACGCTCGCTATACCGCAAGCAAATATGCGCTCATTGATTCGCAAACTCCATCAACCCCCATTCAAACGACGCAGAGCGGCAATCAGATATTAACGCCCACAAACGCACTTCTTGTGGGTGGATTCGTTCCAGATACCGAAGCATCCATGCCGTTTGTCACGGGGATGGCTATATGTTTCTCTTCCTGCAAAGGATTACCCATCTTTTACTCACGTTGTAGTTCTCGAACATTCTGTGCCTTTTGATTCTGCCACTTGGGATAACGTGGATATTCTCTCCATGCCGACCGTTTCAGGTATCAACGAGTATACTACGCTGTTACGGTACAGCCTTACCCGGAATCAAATACTGAATCTATTGTCTTACGGTATTGGCATCTATTATCGGAGTTCGAACAACACAAGGGCGGTTCAAGGTTTCACGGCGATGGTCCGCTATGAGACGGCAGAACCGATTATTTCTCCGACTGTCCTGACCCCTGACAACATCTTTGTCGATAACACATCCGAAACGGTGCTGTCTTGGGGAAACGATAGTTCTTATGGTGTCACTCCAACAAAAGCTGATGTGCAGATCAAAACTGCGACGGACGTTGACTATGTCACTGTTGCAACTCTAACCGAAAATGTCCATTCGTACACTGCTCCGGCTGGAAGTTTTTCTAACGGCGAAAACACATGGCGTGTGCGGCTATATAACCTCTCAGGCGTCGCCAGCGATTGGAGCAGCCCAGCCAGAATCTACACACTCGGAGCACCGCAGCAACCGGCGCTTGAGGTTACGACAAGGACGCCGCGCCCGGAGATCCGCTGGCAGTCGGATGAACAGCAAGCCTACCAAGTCGAGATTGACGGCGTCTATGTCTCCGGCACGCGCTTCGGAACCGGGAAGACGTGGAAAGCCCCATTTTATCTGGCCGATGGCAGCTACACGGTGCGCGTCCGTGTGCAAAACGAATACGGCTTCTGGTCGCCGTGGTGCACGGCGGCGCTGCCGGTCACAAACGTACCGGGCGGCGCGATCACGCTGACCGCCGAGGGCGGCATCGAGGCGGCACTCAGCTGGACGCCGGGCAGCTTTGACTACTATCTGGTCTACCGGGACGGCGTGGCCATCGCAAAGGTCACGGAACCGAGCTATACCGACGCAGCCAGCATTGGTGGTGTGCGCTATCAGGTGCGCGGCTGCTACGACAACAGCGACAATTACAGTCTGTCCGAGGCCGTGGAAGTCACGGTCAGCACAGACAACGTCCGACTCTACGACATGGAGCGCGGCGAGTGGCTGCACTTCCTCTATGATTCTTCGGCACACCGTAGCACGGGTCTGAGCCTGTCCCAGGACATCCAATATGTACAGCTCTCCGGGCACACCTACCCGGTCGCCGAGCGGAGCGAATTTAAGTCCCGCGCGCTGCGGATCACCTGCGTCTGCGCGGACGACGCGGAGCGGCAGTCTCTCCGGGCACTGCTCGGACACCTGACCTGCTGCAAGACGCCGGAGGGCAACATGACCATCGGCTACCCGGCCAGCATCACGGAAAACTCTGACGATTTCTTCAGCACCTATTCTTTCACCATCGAGCAGATCGACCGAAAGGAGGAGATCGACATTGATTCGTGACATCTCCTACCACGTCAACGTCCTGCGCAACGGAGCCGAGTTTGCCCGGCTCCATTGGCGCAGCGGCGACAACCCAAACATCATGGTCAACAAGGATGCCGAGATCAAAGGCAGCTTCTCCGGGCGGTTCTACGTGCCCGACACGGTCGATCTGCTGTCAGACGAGCTGCAGCCCGTCATGCGGCTGAACGGCGTGGAGACGCCGCTGGGCGTCTTCCAGACGGCCACTCCGAGCCGCGCGACCGACCGCTACAACACGGTCGTCCAGATTGAGGCCTATGACCGCTGCTGGCGGCTGCAAAACCAGCGCACGGAGAACATCCTGCACATCGCCGCCGGCACGTCCTATATCACGAAGATTCGCCAGATGCTCACGGAGGCCGGGATCGGGCTGGTCATTGCGGCTCCGTCCGCAGCCACGCTCCAGACCGACCGTGAGGACTGGGAAATCGGCACGACCTACCTCGCTATTATCAATCAGCTGCTGGCCGAGATCAATTACAGCGATGTGTGGTTCGACGGCAGCGGCATCGCGCATTTGGAGCCGTATGAACAGCCCAGCGCCGACCGCATCGATCATGCCTATTCCGATACCGACGTCGTCCACGCGCAGCCGATCGGGCCGGATCACAACGACGAGACGGACATTTTCAACGCGCCGAACGTCTTTGTCCGAATCTGCAGCAACCCAGATCTCGACGCCGACATGGTGGCCACGGCGGTCAACGAGTCCCCGACGTCCAGCACGTCCACGTTCAAACGCAAAATGCGCATCGTGGATGTGCAGCGTGTGGACAACATTGCGAGCCAAGATGAGCTTCAGGCCGCCGCAGACCGCGCCCGGAATGAATCCATGTTAGCGGCGCGAACCATCACATTTCAGACACTCAACGAGCCGGGGCACGGCGTCGGGGACATCATCTCCATCGACGACCCGGAGTTGGCCGGGATCTACGAGGAGACCGGCTGGTCGCTGACCATGGCCGCCGGCCAGATGATGCAGCACACAGCGAAAAGGACGGTGATCGCATGATGGATCTGTTTACGGCCACGCTGGAGAGCCCGCAGGAATCGCCGCTGCTCTCGCTGGCGACGATCGGCGCGAAGTACACGGACGGCGTCTCGCTGATCTTCCCCGGCCAGACCGAGGCAACGGCCAAGCACTACCGCTGCAATCCGGACGGTACATTCGCTGCGGGCAATCGCGTCCTGATCGCCCGCGTCAGCGGCAGCTATGTGGTGCTTTGCAAGGTCGGCAAGCCAAAGTAAGGAGGTAGCTATGAGCCTAAAAATCATGCAAGGCGACCAGTACGCCATTGTATTTACTGGGGTGCAGGACGGCGCGCCGCTCGACCTATCCAAGATTGAGATGATCGAGTTCATCGTCGGCAAGCTGCGCAAAATCTATCCCGGCGAGGTCACGACGGACACAGACGGAAACTTCCTGTTCCCGCTGACGCAGGAGGAAACCTTTCAGTTCAAATCCGCCTCTCAGGCCGTCCAGATTCGCGTCAAATTCACCGGCTCCGCGCCGGTGGTCATCGGCACCAGCATTGAGGGCATCCGCGTGAGCGATTCCATCAGTAAGGTGGTGCTGTGATGATCCACTTTGACATCGGCGGGAAGCCGAGCATCCAATTCAGCCTGCCGCCCTTTCGGGTGACACCCGGCGGCAGTGGCGGCGGCAACGTCTCATCTGCGCAGATCAACACAATTGTAGTCCTCGATCGGGCGGAATATGACGCGCTGGCCGTCAAGGACGCAAAGACACTGTATCTGATTCGGGGGTGACGGAATGATCACAATTGGAGAAGAACAGCTAAAGGAGTTGTTTGTCGGTGAGATGGGCATTAAGAATGCCTGCATCGGCGAAGAACCCATCTATACCCGCCCGGGCGGATATTTATACATCGAACTGAGCGAAAAGAAAGGGGCATAACCTATGGCAAGTTTTTTCAATCTAATTCTTGATACGCTTGCACCGTCTGGGTTGACACTGAAGCTCAACGGCGGCGCGACGTATGCAACCAGCAACACCGTCACCGCAACGATCACGCTGACGGATGAAACCAAGACCGGATACCAGATGAAGCTCTGGGGCATCAAGGCGGCGGCAACGGAAGAGGACGCATCGTGGGAAACCTTCGCGGCCAGCAAGTCTATCGTTCTGACGGAAGGCGATGGTCTGAAAACCGTACATATCAAGGTGCGGGATGACGTCGGCAACGAAACGGCTGCGGTCACAGCGTCTATCACGGTCAACACTGCGGTTCCGGTGGTCACGATCACTGGCCCCGACAAGACCAGGATCTCCAAAGTCTCCGGCTTCGACACCTGCGCGTTCTCCTTCACCTGCGACGTGGACTTCGAGGAATACACGGTGCGCGTTGTGCCGAGCACCAGCAGCCTCCACGACGCCGGTACGCAGATTACCACCACTGGCGGTTCCAGCAACACCAGCGGCACGGCTGGCGGCTACAAGAAGGCCACGGCGATCAATGTCACCATCAAGGGCGCCGACCTTGCGACGGCATCCTCCGGCGACGGCACGAAGATCATCAAGGTCTTTGTCAAGAACGCCGCCGGGACTTGGAGCGTGGCATAATGGCCGCGCCGGGACTGACGTTCACCATCACGGGGAATAAAATCTCGGCAGTCTCGGGTTTCGATTCCATCACCGTCAAATTCTCATCGGACATCGCATATCAGGCATTCGAGTGCCGCGCGACGAAGACCGGCGAGGACTGGGGGCGAGGGAAAGGGGCGCTCATTGCGTCCTTTTCCCAGACCCCTGCGGGGACGGAGCGAACCTTTGAGGTCTACGACGATTTTCTCCTGAGTGGTGACGGAGAATATAGAATCTCCCTCTACGCACAGGGCGCGGACGGAAGCTGGAATGATAACTATGGTTTTGTGCCGTCCGGCACGACCAAGACCATGCTGACGGCAGACGGCAGGGAATTTCTCTGCATGAAGGAGTGATTTTATGGCAGACCAATACAATAGCGCGCACACCGGCGCAGAGATCGATCAGGCGGTGTCTGACGTTCAAAACAACAAGGTCGCATGGGGCACGAAGGAGCTGCCCACGGTCACTACTTCGGACAATGGAAAATTCCTGCGTGTTGTGTCCGGCACATGGGCGGCTGTAGAGATCGCAAACGCGAATGGAGGTAGCTTCTGATGGCAGAGCTTTTGACAAATACAACCGACCTGACAAAGGTTGCGTCAGCTATCCGGGAGAAGGGCGGCACATCGGATTTGCTTGTATACCCGGACGGATTTGTGACGGCCATTCAGGCGATTCAGACCGGCACGGAATTGAAGATCGTCGTGTCTGTGGACTCTGGTGCAACCGTTACTGCTACGAAGGGAAGTCTGTCTGTTTCCGGCACATCGGTCAATGGAACGTGTACGCTGACTGTTCCGGAGGCCGGTACATGGAGCGTCAAGGCGACACTGAACGGGAAAACGTCCGATACGAAAAGCGTCACGTTTACGGATAGCTATACAACGTCGCTGACGTTCTTTAGCGCGACGATCACGGTAACGGTCGAATCCGGCGCGTCCGTCGTACTGAAGAAGAACGGCACGACCTTACAGACGAAAACCAGCACAGGAACGGTAGTATTTACCGTAACGGAAACCGGCACATATACAATCGTCGCCACAAAGAACGGGCAGACGACGAGTGGCTCCGTCAATGTTGTGTCCTCCACGACCTCCTACGCGCTGACATTGAGCTTCCTGAATGACAACTTTGCGAACAACAGTTGGGCTTCCATCATCGCGGCGTGTCATTCTGGCAGCGTGCCGAGCACATGGGTGGTGGGCAACAGCAAGACGATGACCATCAACGGCGCGAGCTATCAGGTGGACATCATCGGCAAGAACCACGACGCCTACACCGCAGGCGGGAAGGCACCGCTGACCTTCCAGCTGCACGACTGCTACGCCGCCACAGAGGCTATGAACAGCTCGGACACGAACTCCGGCGGCTGGAAGAACAGCGCAATGCGCACGACGCATCTGCCTGCGATTCTGGCGCTCATGCCTACGGAGGTACAGAACGGCATCCGCGAGGTGAGCAAGAAGGCATCCGTGGGCGGCGCAAGCTCGACGATCGAGACGGTGTCGGACAAGCTGTTTTTGCTCAGCGAGGTCGAAATCTTCGGATCGACCAGCTACTCGGCGGCAGGCGAAGGCACGCAGTATGACTACTATAAGGCGGGCAACAGCAAGGTCAAGAAGCGGAACGGCTCTGCAGACTACTGGTGGGAGCGCTCGCCGCTTGACACCTCCTCCACGTATTTCTGCCTGGTCAACAGCAACGGCACCGCGAACGCTTACCACGCCAGCGGTGCCGGTGGCGTGGCCTTCGGCTTCTGCTTTTAATCCAGAAAGGAGCAAGAACGAATATGTACAGAATTGCAAGCAAAAATATTTTTGCCAGATACGCAGACAGTGTCGTCCCCATTCGCTATCATCCGGACGGGTTTTATATCCTATGTGAAAAGAGCGAAGCGGACGGCTTCTGTGCGAAGATGGCAGTTACGACAGAAAACGAGGACGGCACGGAGCAGCAGATGCTCCGGGACACAGTGTTTCATCTCGCCGGTCACACGTTGAAAGGCACAGAACCAGAGGGCATCTATGAGGAAATGGGCGCGGCGATCCCACTGACAGACGCGGAGAACGCGATCAATATTTTACTGGGGGTGAGCGAATGACGCAGACAGAACGCGCAAGACAGCTGCGGCCCTATATCGTCAAGGCTTCGGCCAGCCTGACGGATGCGGACGCCGTGAAGGCAAAGGAGCTGTATGACCGCTGGGCGGCAGGAATGTCCGTGGAGGTCAACGACCGGCTGGTCTATGCAGACAGGCTCTATCGCGTGACACAGGCCCACACGACACAGGAGGGCTGGGAGCCGGACAAAGTCCCGGCGCTGTTTACCGTCATCGACGAGACCCACGCGGGCACACAGGACGACCCCATCCCCGCCGCGAAGGGCATGGAGTACACCTACGGCCTGTATTACACCGATCCGGAGGACGGCAAGCTCTACCGCTGCGAACGGACGGGCGAGCAGCCGGGCGGCAAGGTGACGCTTCAGTTCCTGCCTCATGAGCTGGTGGGGCTGTATTTTACCGAAGTATAAAGGAGAAAGAGAAATGGATGCAACCACGATCATTGTAGCGATCCTCGGCTCGTCTGCGCTGACGACCGTCGTTCAGGCAATCGTCAGCGCGATCCAGAAGAAGAAAGGCAAGGGCGACGCGCAGAGCGCCCACCTGAAGGCAATCGACGAGAAGATCGACAAGATCACGAGATTGCAGGATGAGCAGTATTTAAGCATTCTGCGCCTCACGATCATGTCGGACGAGATGCCCATGTCGGAGAGGCTGATTGCCGGGAAGAAGTACGTCAATCGCGGCGGCAATGGGGATGTCAAAAAGGCGCTCCATAAGCTCGAAGAGCAGTGCGAGGCCGGGCGGCATGAAAGTTAATTACACAAAGACGGCGCTGGCGCTCATTATCACGGTTGCGGTCGTGCTGATCGTGCTGTGCGCCTGCGGCCTTCCGGTGGTGGAGGTCACGATTGCGTGGATCGGCTTGCTGGCGACGGCGCTCGGCGTCTACCAGTGGAAAACGAAAAATGAAAACCGCGCGAAGTACGCGCAGAAATTCATGGACGAATGGGCCGAGAAATACGGCCCGGACTCCGTGGCTCAGATCATGGAAATTGTGTTGAAGGACTGAAAGGAACAAAACGATATGAGAGAACTGAACGCCTGCCCGTTATGTGGGTATTTCCCAGTGCTAAAACAAGTCGGAGACGATAAAAATCTCTTGGTGTACCAATGCGCACATTGTGGCTACATTGCCGCGAAAAACCATGAGGCAAAATACACAAAATCCGGCGCCATGAAAGTTTGGAACAAAGGGACGGAAAAAGCATAATGAAGGGAGTACATAACATGGACAAAATTATGAAACGGCTTTCGAATCTGCTGAGCGTGAAGTCGCTGGTGACGCTGCTGCTGACGGTGGTGTTCACGGTGCTGGCGCTGCGGGGTGATATCACAGGGAAAGACTTCTTGACGATCTTCCTGATGGTCATCACGTTCTATTTCGGGACGCAGAGCCAGAAGGCGCAGGACGCGATGGACGCGAAGAGTGACGACAATGGCACTGAAAATTAACGATACCATCCGGGCAACGAGAGTGGGCGGCAAGCGTCCGCTCTCGGCTATCCGGGCAATCGTGTTCCACTACACGGCCAATACCGGCCTGCACGCGACGGCGCTCGGCAATGCCCGATACTTTGCCAACGGCTCCGAGGGACGCCCCGCGTCGGCACATTTCGTGGTAGACGAGGGCGATACCGTTTACCAGTGTGTGCCACTGAACGTGGTGGCGTGGGCGGTTGGCGACGGCAGGAGCGGCAAATTCGGCAAGGTGTATAGCAACTACAACACGGTATCTATCGAGATGGTGAGCCACACGGACGCTTCTGGCAAGTATTACATCCCGGAGGCGACGATGCGCAACGCTGCGCGGCTTTATCAAATGCTGCTGAAGCAGCTTCCGGGCGTGCAGGCCGCGATCCGGCACTACGACATTTCGATGAAGCTGTGTCCGCTGCCGCTGATTGACGAAAAGAAATGGGCGGACTTTAAGAAGCTCTTGGAGGAGGTGGACGAGGTGGTCACGAAAGCGAAGATGATCGTAGACGGCAAGGAGATCGAGGTCGAACGCATTTTGAAGGACGGCACGAATTACATCAAGATCAGAGATATTGCAAAGGCGCTGGATCTCGAAGTTAGTAATAAAGGGAACATTCCCATTCTGAATCATAAGCAGTAGCGCCCCGTGTGCCGCGCCACTCGGATTGGAGGTGGTGACGATCAGCGCGAGGGTGCGGATTCCGGAAGACTTGACCGGCCTGCTGCAAGGCGAGTGGGAGCAGATCATATCTCAGGCAGGCTACAGCGAGCAGGACGCGGAGATCGTCCGGCGCTATGTCATGGACAAAACACCACAAATTGACGTCGCGGTGGAGCTGGACATGGCGCGGAGCACGATCACCCGCAGACTGCCGCAGATCTACGCACGAGCGCGGCACACGGCAGCAAAGCTGCAAATGATAAAAACTAAATGATGCACACTAGATATTGAGCAAAACGATACGCCCCGGCAGGAGAAACCCTGTCGGGGTGTTTTTAGGCCTCATTATTCAGGCCCGCGCCAGGCGCTCGTACTTGGTGGTGTAGCCGGGAATCATGATACAGGGGTACTCATCGCCGCACAGGACTTCGCGCAGGAGGTATTTGTAGCCGTCCAGCGTTACAACGATCTCGCCGGCTTCATTCTCATAGGGCGCGAACTTTTCCGGGATGATGATATCAAGAGGCTCGGAAACGGTGGCATCGGTTTTATTTTCGGTGTAGATACAGCGTTTTTCGGCGGCAAGCATGCCATAGTTTGCGTAAATCGTAGTTTTCGTTTTTATTCCCTCCGTTTGTGTTTGGTTGATCTCTATGGGCTTATTATATTGCGACTTATATTCTTTTGTAGGCACCAACGGCCTGCGCAAGCAAGAGCCGGAGGTAATCCGGGCAGGAACGGCGGGAGCCTTCCCAATCTTCAAGAGTACGATTCGGGATGCAGAAACGATCACTAAACGCATGCTGCGAGAGCCCGGAAAAAGCGCGAATCTCTCGAATAGACATGTGCGCTACATCCCACAGCTCGCCGAGAATGCAGTCACGATCTTCCGGGACGACCGAGTCCGAATCGCCTGCGAAGCTTGGGCACGCACAACCGGATACAAAATCATCGCGGCTCTCTGTGGAAATTGCCTTGCGCCATAGGATATTAAACTGCTTATTATTCATGTTTCGCATCACCTTCGAGTTCCTTCTTTATTGCCTTTTCGCGCCGCTTGGCATTAAAACTGTCCTTGTTCCTGGCGTACCACGCGCGATATATTGCATTGCTTTTCTCTGGATTATCTTTTTGATACTGTGAGGTTAATTGCCTCTGCCGCTTGGCTGTGCACTCGTTGGAGCAGCACTTGTGCCGCCTGCCATCCAGCGGGAACGGCTTCCCGCAAACTATGCATTCCGCATACGCAAAAACAACTTCGCACGATGCGGATTCCGGCTTCCTCCGACATTCCCGGCAACAGGTATTCCGAATTTGTCCGTCGAAGTGCGCGCCGCAAAGCGCGCAGACCCGATCCATTATTTGATCCCCCATGCTGCGAGGGTGTCGCGGATGTACTCCGTATCTTCCTCGCTCAGAGCTTCCCACGGAGTTGCCGGATCAGAGATGATCCTGGAGATCTCTGAAATCACCCCATCGCAGCCTGCATCCTCAAGCGCATTGAGGCACATCGGCTCGCCGGATGTCTCGGCAAGCCAGCCGCCGTAGACGGCATCAACATCGGCGTACAGAGCGAACTGCTCGTTGCCATCGTGGCGGGAAATGAAAGCGGAATTGAATCTGAACTGGATGTAAGTCTTTTTCATTTTGTTTTCCTCCCTGGCTTACGCCTTGTTTTTATCTTATGGCTATACAATACCACGCAATGCGTGGAATGTCAAGTGCAATTTGCAAAAAAACTGAAAATAAATCGCACGCAAATGCTGCATAAATGCGTCACTCATGCTCCCTTCGTGCGTCCCACGGAATTTCAAAATCCCTCATACTGAACGTAGGAACTGGCCAGTTCACTACATTTTTTGGAGGGAAACTCTATGGAATACGCAAGCAACGGCAAGGGGAATCTCGGCGTGACGCTCGGCGCGATCGGCACGGGCCTCGGCGTGTTTGGCGGCGGTCTGAGCAACCTGTTCGGCTGCTGGGGCGCGAATCCGGCTGCAGCGGCGATGGCTGCAAGCAACAGCGACAACCATCTTGTCAGCCGCTATGAGGCGTCTCAGGCGGCACGAATCGCAGAGCTGGAAACGGAAGTCAAGCTCCGCGATGCGAACACGTACACGGATCAGAAGATGCTCGAAATGTACAAGTACACGGATGGGCGACTTCGCAGCATCGAAGAGCAGCTGTGCCAGCAGCGTGTCGTCAACGCGCAGACCGTGGCGAACCTGTCCTGTATGCAGAACGAGCTGGCTACGCTGTCGGGCCTGACCAAGACGGTGATCCCCATCAACAACGTCTGCCCGGAACCGATGCAGCGTTATAACAGCTGGACGGCTCCGACCACGACCACCACGACGACTTAAGCAAAAAGGGGCGGCAATAGCCGCCCCGATCTTAACACGGAGGTATCCTTATGGTAACGATCGATCAGGCTATGCGAGGCGCGGCAAAATTTGCCGACAATGAGATCATTCCACATCTGCCGATGGGCAAGGGCATTGGAGCCGGGATCGCGCTTGCGCTTATCATGGATGGCGGCAAGGCGCAGCTGCTCAAGCTGCGTGAAAATCCGGCGGTGCAGATGATGGGCGTGATGGACGAGGCCGGGAACATCGACCTTGAACGGCTCTATAATGCGGCAAGGCCGCGCTTTGACGGGCAGAAGCTGCCGGTCACGGTGCCGATCATTGGCGAGCTGCGCTTTGACGTGGGCGATCTTGATAAGCTTTACAGATACATACAGGAGGCGTAAAATGAAGCATTATATCGAAGAACTGAAACGGCAACTGCATGAGATCATGGAGCGCCCGGCTACGCTTGGCCGCGCGGAGGAAGTCACGGTGTATGCGGATGCCATTTGTGCGCTGCATAAGCTGGACGATGACCATTTTCGTGAGGTCACGAAAATGATGGAATTCACCCGCGAGGATGCTGAAAAGTGGGTATCGCACATGGAGAACGAGGACGGCACGGTCGGTGAACATTGGACGATGGAGCAGACCGGTCAGGTCGCGGCCATTGCCGGAGCGCACTATGAGCCGTGGATCTGGTATGCCGCGCTCAACATGATGTACTCGGACTATTACGCCGTGGCGGCGAAATACGGCCTGGACCGGCCAGAATTCTATGCCGACCTTGCAAAAGCGTTCTTGATGGATAAGGATGCCGGAGGCCCGGAGGCGAAGATGGCCGGGTATTATCATGGAGTTGTGCTCCGTAACAGCTAACCCCTATTGCATATCTATTGCAGATACAGCAAAATTTCTATTGTAAAATCAACGTGTTCTGAATGAATGGGGTTCAAGAGGCCGCTAGTTCGAATCTAGTCACTCGGACCATGCAGAGTGTCCTTATAGGATCTGAGTATCCTGTAATGGACACTCTGCTTTTTTATGTGAAGAATGGTGAAAAGCTGGAACTGTCGATCATCATCCGTTCCCGCACACACAGCAGCTTGACCTTGTGCTCGGTCAGCAAATCGATGTATTGCTTTGTCATGCCCCAATCCCGCCCCAAGCGGTCAAGGCTGTTTACCAGCACCACATCCACCTTTTCGGCAAGAACGGCCTCCGTCAGCTCTTGCAGAGCCGGACGGTCAAGGGTCAATCCTGAGCCATGTTCGGCGGCAACACCAACGATGGTGTACCCAGCCTGTTCCGCATAACGGCGGAGCTTGGCGGCCTGCTGTTCCAAAGAAAAGCTATCGTCGTGAGCGACCCGGCAATAAAAATAGGCTTTCATCGTGTCGTACCTCCTTATACCGCAACCTGTTCCGGGGCGTAGCTTAGTGCTACGCCTTTCCTCGTTTCCATGATAATGTCGGCCTCCGGGATCTTCCGGCGATCCGGCACATCAAAGGCACCGATGCAGTTGTAGTGAATATCGACGCGCTGATTGGTAATGCCGTCCTGCTTTTCAGCGTGGTACACCTCAATATGGTCGATCAGCTCTGCAACCATCCGCTTTGTAATGGTGGTCGCGTCCGTGTATCGCCGTACCGTTTCAAGAAAGTCGTCAATGTCCATGCGCTTGCTCTCGTCCTTTTTCAGTTCCAGCCGCAGCGCCTTGATCTTCTTGGCGTTCTCGCCCTGCTCCTGTTCATAGCGTTTGGACATTTTGGCAAACCGGGCATCGTCGATTTTGCCTGCCACATTGTCCTCATAGAGCCGTTCAAAGAGCATATCCAGTTCCCGGTCACGGGCGGTCAGAGTGTCCAGCTCACGCTGCTTGCGGAGCGCGGTATTTTCCGCCACCTTTGCCGAGCGTCCGATCATGGCCTTGATAAAGTCATTTTCGTATTCGCTGGCGAAGCAGGCCAGCCGCTTGACCTCATACAAAACGACCTGCTCCAAGAAGTCCAGCCGGATATAATGCGTTTTGCTGCACTTGCGATAACCGGAGTTATGATTTTGACAACTGAAAAACTTGATGTCGTGGTTGTTCTGGTTGAAGTGGAAATTGAGATTGCCGCCGCACTCCGGGCATTTCAGCAGGCCGGAGAATACGCTGGGCGCCTGCGTGACCGTGGGCTTTTTGCGGCGCGTCCCTTTTTGGAGCGCCTGCACCTTTTCCCAAGTTTGGCGGTCAATGATAGCCTCATGGACATTGAGGAAGATCGCCCGGTTTTCCTCCGGGTTCTCGATCCGCTTTTTCATCTTGTAGGACTTGGAGTAGCTTTTGAAGTTAATGACATCGCCGCAGTATTCCTGCAAGGTGAGGATCTTCTTGACGGTGGTATGCCCCCACTTGGTAGGCTCCACGGTGCTTTTTGACCCGCCCCGGCTCGTCCCACGACTGCGCCAGTAATAGGTGGGATTGACCACGCCATCGGCGGCAAGACGGGCGGCAATTTCCGCCAGCCCGTACCCCTCCAGCGCCATGCAGTAGATCCGGCGCACCACCTCGGCGGCCTCCGGCTCTACCACCCAAAAGCGGGGATCGTCCGGGTTTTTGATGTAACCGTAGGGTGGCGGAGAAAGCGGAACGCCTGCATTTCCTTTCATCTTGTTCACGATCCGGCGCTTCTTGGAAATGTCTTTCGCATAATACTCGTTCATAATATTTTTGAACGGGGTGAAATCATCCTCGCCTTCATCGCTGTCTACGCCGTCGGAAACGGCCACCAGCCGTATATCGTGAAGCGGGAAAAATTCTTCGGTCAGCTTGCCGACCTCAATGTAGTTGCGCCCCAGCCGTGAAAGGTCTTTGACGAACACCGCCGAGATATACCCGGCCTCGATAGCGGTCAGCATTTTCTGAAAGCCGGGACGCTTCATCGTCGTACCCGTGATACCGTCATCCACGAAGAAAATCGTGTCAGTATAGCCCTTGTCCTTGGCGGCCTTTTGGAGTATCTTCCGCTGATTTTGGATGCTGTTGGACTCGCTGTCCATATTATCGTCACGGCTCAGTCGGCAGTAGAGAGCGGCCGTGCCGGTAGAGATTTTCTTGCTTGACTGTTTCAAAATATCCTCCTTCCTGCAATCAAGCAAGAGGTTCTTATCTATGTATATTATACCTCTGCCGACTGCCCGTGTTAAGGATGTCGATGGAACAGTTAAACTGGCTCCAAATCAGCCAGCATCAGCTTCAACAGGATGTCACGCATGGACTCGCCTTTGTCCTTGTAGATGGGCGTGACAATGAATTGGATTTTGCCGACTTGATAGGTGTATTCCTCCTTGACGGGTACGGGATCTTCCATGTGGGCCTCCTTCCAGAGCGATACGAAACAATGACCGACAGTCCCCCTTGTCCCGTGGGGAAACACAAGAGGGCGGCACCTTCGGCGGTGCCGCCCTCTTGCCTTGCTCCACTTTGGGACAATTTGTCCCAAGGTCAGTAGGGGCTGTTCTCAAAGTGCTGCTGGGCCTCTTCCAGACTGTGGAAGTCAAAAACCTCATAGAGCTCCGCCAGTACGCGCCGGATGTCGTTGGGAGAAAACCCGCAGTTCTCCATAGCGTAGATGACATAGCCACGGCAGGCATTGTTACTCCACGGCTGGGCAAGCAGGGCCGCCAGTTCGGGATCATACTTCATGTTGGTTTCCTCCTTGATAAAAGTTTCGGGAGCGCCACGCTCATTTCCTTGACCCGTCATAAGACAGCAATACTCAGCATGACGCTCCCGAGGGGGCGGCAGCCCGGAGGGGCAAGCGGCCAGCTTGTCCGGCTGCGGATCGTGGCCGTGGGGTGGCTTGTCCCACTTGCGGCGTTGGTGTTGTTCGCTCGTTCTCCTGCCGGAGAAGTCACAGCGCACCCGTCGCCCGGCTCCCCGCACTATGTCTCGGGGCCGCCGCTATTCAGTTGTTGATCGGATGTAACTCCTCTCATATACCAAGGACATCTGGCAGATCAATTCGGACGGGTTTACAGGCACTTTTTCAAATACTGTTTCATCTTCTCAAGTCCCCGCTCCACAGAGCGCCGCACGGCACTCTCATGGACACCCTCTGCCCTTGCTACTTCGGAATAGCTCTTGCCGAGGATCACGCAGGCATCCACCCGGCGGCCCTGCGTTTCGGGCAAGGAATTGAGCGCAGCGCACAACTGGCAGAACAGCTCCATGCGTTCCAGCAGCTCCTGTGGGGTGGGTTCAGAAACGCAGGCAGAGTATTCGATCCCGTCCTCGCAATCGAGGGAATACTGCGCCTTGTTGCGGATAACACGCCGCTGATAGGCGGCCTCGTACAATCTGCTTGCCCTGAGCTCGTCAGCCACTTCCTCGGAAACCTCTATGTATTCGTCGTGGGTGTACCACGGATAAAAGTCCTTCAGATTGATGGTCGTCATTTGTAATTCCTCCGTTCAGATGGTTGGGGGGTGAATGGCGATCTGAACGGAGGGCGGCGGGGAGCGACACCCCGGGCCGCCTTTGCCCACTTCGGGACAACTTGTCCCAAGGTAGATAAAACAAAATGCGCCTGCATGACATGACAGCACGCAGGCGCAGAAAATTACATATTCACTTAAAAGCTGACAATTTTCGCATCCGTCATCGGATTGATCCCATCGAAACGACGAGCTTTTTTTGACAGGTTAGGCGGATGGAAAGTGAAAGCTAACATAGGGTACCTCCCTGTAAACTATAAAAGAGCCGATAACCGCAGCTCGTGGCTGGCTGGTTATCGGCTCTGCGTCTGTGCGTCTGGCTCTTTGATAACGGATGTATTGAATTGTTTGACATTGACTATCGTTTCCCGCTTGCATTTAGGGCAAAATAGCGGGAAGTTTTCGAGTACCGTATTGAGGCGTATCTTGGTTCGGGTCTTGTTTTTGCAGATCGGACAAAGTCCCCATTGTTCATTTTCCAACGCATCACCCTATTTCTTTGA